ATTACCATCTGAAACACAATATTCACCGTCGCTAAAGCCCATATTAAAATTTTTGGAAGTTACTGATGTTGCGTGGAGTACTAATAGCTATACGCCAAACTGGATTCCAACCATGCAGAGAATTATTGCTAAACCTGTAATGGCTTCACAAGAAACTCAGGATATATTGGGTAAATTGACAGAAGATCGTGATGAACTAGGGCTAGTTGATATCAATGATGGTTCTGATAGTAAGCGATACCAAGATTTGATGGGTATTAGTCAAACTATAGCCGCTGACGCCAATACCCAAGTCCCAGTTCGCGGTGTTGATTACGCCGATGTGGGTGATGTTTCTGCTGATTTTTACGAATGGGCTGAAGACCAAGGCAGTCAGGACGTAGCTCGTAAAATAGATAGAATAACACACCAATTCGGAATAGATGCTATGCCGCCAAATGGTGATCCGTATACACAGGGTGATGAGTTTCCTGCTAACCCGAAAGATGGAGATTGGCACAGATTAACTTATACTTCTATTAGAAGTGGAATACCTGCAAGATTACATAGGTATTCATCAGCTAAAAGCAGATGGATTTTCTTAGAGCGAGACAAGAGGGCCGAGTTTAAAGATACAAAACCTAAGCTACAGAATGCCCTGAGTCCCGACAGTTCAACCGTAACACCAATTGATCGAAAGGAGGATTTTTTAAGCGATGACACGTAACACAAGAAACCCAACATTATTAGAAAAAATAAAACTTGTAAAACAGTTTTCTTCTGATGGTTGCACAATGGCCCCTGATTTGGTATTCTACGACTGCTGCGTAGCACATGACATATATTATGCTACTGATATAGTTAGTCGTAAAGAGGCTGATAGACATTTAAAGATGTGTATTGCTGCTACTGGATATAAATTTTTAAGCAGAGTGTATTATTTGGCTGTTAGGATTTATGGATGGATTCCATATTATTTTGGTAAAAGCTACGCCTTGCGAGTTAGTTGGCAAGAACAGAACAATAAACCCTAAATACTTCCCCATTGCAAAAACTTATAGTTTTTGGTACAATGGCAACCAAGGAGTATTTAATAGATGGCTTTAGCTGACGATAAAAAACAAAAATTATTAATCCAAGATTTATTATCATCCCCGGAAGTATACACTAAGACTGCCGGTATTTTAAAACCTTCTTATTTTGATAATGCGCTATATGTTCGCGTAGTATCTTTTATACATGAATATTATAAAAAATACAATGCAACACCATCGGTTGAACAAGTGAATGTTGAATTCGACACCATTGATTTGCAAGATTCCGGTAAACTTACTAAAGACCGCATTCAATATAGTTGTGATGAAATAGAAAAGTTTTGTAAAGAAACTGCGATAAGACAGGCTATTTTAGATTCACTTGGTGATATTGAAAAGCATGAAATGAGCAAGGTATTAGCCCGTATCACAGATGCTGTAAATATTTCTTTACAGCGGGATATGGGTATTGATGTGTTCGATGATCCCGAGAACCGATTGAAAAGCTTAATCGAGAATTATACACCCATACCCACGGGTATATCGGGCCTTGATGAACCCCTCGGTGGTGGTTTGCTACGTAAGCAATTAACTATGCTTTCAGCAAACTCCGGTGGTGGTAAATCAATTATGATGAATAATATAGGTAGTAATTTTACATTATTAGAGAATCTTCATGTTGTTTTAATTTCATTGGAACTTGAGGATAGTATGGTCTTTTTACGTACTTCATCAATTATGACTGGACATGACACTGCTAATTGGAAAGCACACATACCGGAAATAAGTTCGGCTATAAACAATATTGGGAATGGTTCTACGGGTACGTTTGTTATTAAGCGTTTGCCAGCGGCCAGCACATCTGCCGATATTAGATCATATTTGTCTTATTATGAAATGGAGTATCAACGCCAACCCGATGTTATCATTGTTGACTATTTGGATTTAATGTATCCAAACGGTGGTATTAAAAACATCGGTGTATTTGAACAAGATAAGCAAAAGGCTGAAGAGTTGCGAGAAATTATCATGTATTACAATGCGGTTGGTCTCACCGCATCGCAACAAAATAGAGAGGCATTGAAGGACGGACCCAGCCAAGCAGGTATTGCCGGTGGTATATCAAAAATTAATACTGTTGATAATTATATCTCTATTTTTATGAGTGAAACTATGAGATTAGATGGGGAAATGAACATATATTTCCTTAAGACTAGATCATCTAAGGGTGTCGGTCATATGTCTATGTTATCGTATAATCCAAATAATTTACAAATTGGTGATCATAAAAATGGCACATCCATATCCGTTATGCCTAAAGGTAGGAAAAATACACCAACGGTTAAGGAGATAATGAATGATATTAACCCGCAGACTAGAGTAACGGCAGATATAACAGGATTGCCCGGTATACCTGAAGAAACTTACGTTAAGGAAGTACCTGAACACTTATTTCAACCTGAACCAACTTCGGAGAGTAGGGTTAAACCTATGATTAAATCGTCCGGTGGTGGGGAAAGTTTACTAGCATTGATGGATAGTTTAAGAGGAAATTTATAATGAGTGAAATGACACCACTAAAAGATATAGTAGTAAAGCATAATGGGCAAGATATTAAGATTCTCAGACAGGAAATTCTGGATAACCCAACATTAAGTACATTGTTACTTAATTATGAGCGGATTAGTAATGAAATTTTCGAAGCCGAATACCAACTACGTAAAGCCGCACATGCTAAACGCTCTATGGAGCAGGAGCTAAAGGAAAAAATGTTAAAGTATGTTATCGACACCAGATTCCCGCCAACACAGGAAGAGGTTGAAAATGATTCAGAGTGAGTTTGAAAAAATAACGTCAGGGTACAACGATTATGTTAAGTCCGTACTGAGCACGGCATTTAATTTCAATGAATGGTTTGAGCAGACGTTTACGGCGGATGATGAGGTTCAAATGCCCGATGATCTGTATCTATATGAAGATTATTTGCATAAGTTTTTGTATAAATGTTTTTCATTTGAACATTGGTGTGAGCAAACACAAGGCGTTAATTTTTTCAATATGTGCTTGATTGATTACAAATATGATGAAAATTCTATTGTTTGGGGAAATCTAATCGAGCAGGGATTACTAACATAAATATCCCTAATCAAACAGGAGTTTTGGTATGTCAGATAAAAATAAAATAACCAAGACCATAGAACATCCGATGGAAGAATTTCTAGGAATAGAAAGTGGTACAACGGAGATAGAAGTTTTTTCAAGAGAAGGTGAACTTATCACCGCAGAAGGTTATGATGAAAAAGATAGAGAAATTGATGAGCAATTTCAAGAAATTTATGATAGTGCTATGGATGGCTATGATTTGTTGTCTGAAGAACTTCATAAAGTTGAGGGCAAATATAAGGCAAGAGTTGGGGAAGTTTCTGTCCAACACTTGAATGCGGCGTTGAGTGCAGCCAAGGCTAAAGCAGATTTCAAACAAACTAAAGATAAGCTTGAGTCTAGTGATAAAAAAATTGGTCCATCGCATGTTACAAACAATAACACATTGATTGTTGATGACCGAAGTGCTTTATTGGAAGCACTTCGAACACAGTTAGATAAAGGTTAATCATGAGTGCTAGCGTTTTAAACAGCATATATAAACAACCTTTATCTAAATTTACAATGGATGAAGTTGTGACAGTAATATTGTCATATTGCGTAGCAGCCAAGTTTCTATTAAATCAATCAAAAGAAAATTTAACTATAGAACACTTTAACACTATTAAAGAATACTTAACTCAACATAAACCATTTATTGATTTTACTAGCGAAGATTACGAATCAGATACTTTTGATCTTATTTCATTGAGGGTCAATGCTTCCGATAAAGCCAGTGAATATATTTTAACTAATGCGGACGATTGTTACTCATTGGTTCAAAAGGTTATTGACTATCTAAATATGGATTCCGACTTTAATAATATGGTTAACGCAGTTAGAAGTAATGGCGAAACTAACCGGGTTATTGTAGAAATGCTTAAATTGGATAGTACAACCGGCCCGGTTGTAAGTATAAAAATTGATAATTCGTATATGCGAGTATTCAATAATCTTGCCGCCACATTCGGGATCAATTCTGAAATTGGTGGTATAGGTAAGAAAGATTTACAGAACGATTACGGGTATCAGTCGCATCGTGATTTTGTCAATAAAGTTCTGGCCATAGACATTGGACCCAATTTTGAGGTATACTATCAGGAATGTAATAATAACGGCCAACCAACAGTGCATACTGTTGAGTCAGCAACAAGAAACTTATACCTTGAAGTTTGTAGAAAACTAAACATGGGTTTTAATGGTGCCTTGGACAATCAAATGTTCGATTTTAAACATGTGTTTGTATGTAACATTTTACAATTAGCATATGGGTTCAATCCCGAACATGACTGTAATTGCTTGGTTTTACATAACACCACAAATGCTGACAATTTTAATATAAACAAGTTATACAAAAAACTATATTTTACTAAGTTGGAAGCAATATGCCCGGAAGATGTTAACCCATCTATACGTATAATTGATTCAAATAACTTAGAATTATTCCAGATAAGATTTAAGAAAGAAGCGTACCCGGAGAATATAACTGGGCACCGATATAAGATGTATTTCAAGTTAAGAAAGCTAAACAAATATTTTAATTAAGAGGTAATAAATGTCCAATAACAATAATAACGATTTCATAGCAAAATATAAAGCAGCATTAAAATGTAAATTTTCAAGGGAAGAATTTGCTGATTATCTTGGGGTTAAACCTGAAAGTGTTATTAGACGACGATTGAATATTCAACAAACCACCGGGCTAGATTTACCATATATTCCAAGTGATCCCAATTATGATGGTAGTGTAGATTTTGATAAGGTTGAGAAGTTTGAAGATATCTATGAAAAGCTTTTGCAAAACCACGAAGGCCGAGAAAAAATTGACTACACTCATAAGTCAAAAGCTGTATATGTTATAACCGCTGCTCAGAATGCTACTCCGGTACATGAAGGATTTTGGGCCACATTACAAGCATATGCCGAAATACGTAATGCCGAAATAATGGTTATCCCTTATCGTTATAAAAATCCAACTTCTCTTTTCAGTGATAAAGATGATGATTATTGGTGGCCCAGTGTTGAAAATTATTTAGTTTCTTCTGAAGTGCAACTTTGTAAAGGATTGCAATTGTTAGGTCAAATTAAAATGCAACCTACAGCAACAACGCCATTGTCTGGGTTTGATGGATTTACTGGTTTAGATTCTGCAATTTTTGGTCATCCAAAACTTCAGCTTAGGACAGTTGCTACACCTAGCAAACGAATGCCCAAGATTCTAACAACTACTGGTGCATGTACTGTAGAGAATTACACAGACTCCAAGGCTGGGCACAAAGGTAAATTCCACCATAATATCAGTGCATTAATTGTTGAGTTAGATGGTGATAAGTTCCACCTAAGACATGTTCATGGCGACGAAGATGGCTCGTTTTATGATTTGGAATATCACTACACTGCTCATGGCAGAACTCGATATGGTCGTGTTGTTGGCCTAGTGCCCGGTGACGTACATGCCGAGTTCGTTGATGATAAGGTTGAGGCCGCGCTATTTCGCGGGCCAAACTCTATTGTTGAAGTGTTAGACCCTGAAATTTTAATTTACCACGATCTTGAAGATTTTTATAGACGTAATCACCATCATAGGGGCAATGATTTAATAAGTTATGGTAAGCATCATTTCGGTAGAGATAATGTCGAAGAAGGTTTGCAAATTTCTGCCGATTTCATTGATAGGAATAGTCGGGATAGGACACTCAATTTGATTGTTAGATCGAACCATGATGAAGCTTTTGATCGTTGGCTTAGAGAAGCTGATCCCAAAATGGACCCAGAAAATGCTAGGTTTTATTATTACATGAAGTTTCATCAACTTAATAACTTAAAGAAAACTAGAACTGGGTTCCAGACTATTGACTCTTTTGAGTTTTGGTGCCATAATCCGTTAGATCAAACAGGGCTACAAAGCAAAGGCAATACTTCTTTCTTGAGACGAGACCAAAGTTATGAAGTGGCCGATATAGAGATTGGGTTTCATGGTGATGTAGGTATTAATGGTTCTAGGGGTAGTGCCTCGGCATTTTCAAAGATAGGCCCTAAGACTATTATTGGACATTCACATTCACCGGGTATTGTTGAGGGTTGCTATCAGGTAGGGGTATGTGCATACTTAGATTTAGAATATGCTGTAGGGCCTTCCAGTTGGCTGCATACTCACTGTGTGATATACCCCAACGGCTCTAGAGCTTTGATTAATGTAATTAACGGTGAGTGGAGAGCGAGCTTTTATGGTAAAGAATACGAACTGTGAGTTTAAGCATGAAGCTAATACATTAATTAGCTTTATCAATCATCAATGTATGATTGATGGGATGCCTTTAAAGATAAAAACATCTGAACAGTACTTTATCGAACAAGTTTTTCAATTTAATTCTGGCATTATACCCCATGTGGCTCCTAGAAGAGAAGGTACAACAACATTGTTATCCGCCATAGCATTGTATTACGCACTTCATGGACTAAATGTGTACTTTTTTAGTATAAATGCTGCGGCTTACCGACAAGCTATAGGTATGGTTGTTGATGCATTAAATATTTACCCATACAGCATAAAACGAGCATCTGCAAGTATGTTAAATTTAGCTATTAATGATAAAATTACCGAGGGCGATGTAAGGTTCCATGAGCATTATGAAATAAAAAACGGGCGGGTATTATATTCAAATAAGCCCAATTTGATTATTATTGATAATGTTGGTAATGACTTATACAAAAGCCTAGAAAAAATAGAATTACAGTTTTACACTATCCCCATAATTGCACATATTGATACTGTTTGAGGGTGACTATCTAAAATTTGTTTAATAAATATTATATCTGTTTGAGGGTATAATATGCGTCGGGGTAATCCAAATCTTAAAAAAGCTCATGAGGCTATGGAACTCACACATGAGCAGATAGAGGAATACAAAAAATGTCTTCTAGACCCGATATACTTTATGAAAAAGTATGTCTACATCACACACCCTACCCAAGGAAGGATTAAATTTCAACTTTATGACTACCAAGAAGATTTAGTTAACGCATATTTAGGTAATAGGTATAATATTGTTTTATCGGCTAGACAGACGGGTAAGACCGAAACATCATGTGCGTTTTTGTTGTGGTTTGCCATATTTAATGCTAACAAGACAATTCTTGTGGTTTCAAAGGATTCTGAGGCCGCGAAGGAAATTATTAAGAAGATTCAGGATGCATATGAAGAGTTACCAAGTTGGCTAAAACCGGGTATTCAGGATGATGATTGGAACAAACACACAGCAGCATTTGACAACAAATCCCGAATCATAGCTAGGACAACAACTGAGTCTTCTGGTCGAGGTTTGTCCATTGCATTATTATATTGTGATGAGCTTGCATTCGTAAAGCCCTATATCCAAAAAGCTTTTTGGAACTCTGTATTCCCAACATTGTCAACTGGTGGTAAGTGTATTATTACATCAACCCCTAACGGCGATACTGATTTGTTTTCAACTATGTGGAGGGGAGCGGAGGCTGAAGTTAATGGATTCACAGCCACCAGAATATATTGGAATCAGCCACCCGGAAGAGACGAACAATATAGAATAGAAAAAATTGCTGTGTTGGGTGAAAGACAGTGGTTACAGGAGTATGAGTGTGAATTCATTTCCTCTGATAATTCATTATTCGATACCCGTCATATTCAAGTAGCACAAAAGAAAGTCGAGCATAATAAGCCAGCATTCGTAATAAATGGTGAGCAAGAATTCTACAAGCCAATTACACCGAATATGTCATATCTGGTGGGTGTTGACCCGTCTACTGGTAACGGTAATGACTTTTCGGTAATCGAGGTATTTGAATTCCCAACCATGATTCAAGTTATGGAATATAGGACAAACACAGTTAACGAAGTTGTGTTGTATTCATATCTGAAAAAAATACTTGGATTTTTGGAAAAATATTCAGATGATGTGTACTTCAGTGTTGAATCCAACGGAGTTGGTAGGGCTTTAATAGCATTGTATATGCAGGATAGTAACCCGCCGCAATTCTCCCATTTTATGAGCGAAAGCGGTAAGAACAAATTGGGGTATGTAACTACAAATTCCAGTAAAAAGGAATGTGCCATTAGATTTAAGAACATGTTTGAACGAAATGAAATGACAATATATACCAAAATAATGTATAATGAAATGAAGAGTTTTATCCGTAAAGGTGATGGGTTTGAAGCCCAAACCGGAGCAACTGATGATTGTATATCCGCAGTTTTTGTGATTATGCGTATGATTGCTGATTTGGCTATGTACGATCCCCGAGCATATGAAAAGCTTTATAGATTTTCAAATATGGCTAGTGGTAATGAGTGGTATTCGGAATCATCTAGTGATAGTAACTTTGATCCTAATTATTTACCGGGTGGAGTATTGTAATGGCAGACATGCAAAAAATGTTAGATGCGCTAAAGGATAAAATTTGTTTTGTAACTTATCAAAAAATTGATACAGGTGAGTTGCGTGAAATGGAATGTACCCTCAACCCTGATTACATACCCAATAACTATGTGCTTAATCAACGTTTGGGCAGTGATATAGTTGTTTGGTGTTTGGATAAATCGGATTGGCGAGCATTCCGAGTAAATACTGTCAAAGATTGGCGAGTTAAAGCATAAATACATTTATGAACGAAATTATTATACCTGTACAGTACTTAATTGAAACCCCGCTGGCTACGTTATATAACGACACTATTGGGGGCTTTCCTACGCCTAGAAAGCAAAGTTCTGGCAGAGTACAGGTGGTTAGTAAGATTTTCGTAGCAGCACCCAGAAACAATGCGGTTGGTGTTAGAGCGACAACCAGATCGAGCGCCACTAAATATGACACTCGCATGTTTTTTGAAGGTGTAGAGTATCTAGATGCTGAAGAACAGAACGCAAATACGTTTGCTTTTCAGTCTCAAGATGGGCAAGACTTTATTATAACTCCGGTAGGCTATGCTGCTACCGATGTTAAAGTAAGTTGTAGTTGCCTAGATTTCTACTATCGTTTTGCCGTATGGAATCAACGCGATGGTAGCTTGTTTGGTAGACCCCCAGAGCCTTATGTGAATAAGACCACTGATAGGGAACCAGTTAATCCTAACCAGATTGCTGGGCTATGCAAACACCTTATCGCACTAACGGACGAACTTAGAAGAGAGCGTTTTCTCCGATAAGATATTCCGCTGTGTTGATAATTATAAGGGCAGTAGTACAATACGCAAAATTGTACGAATGCCTTAAAAGACCGTTTAAGATTTTTTAAGACTGACTAAGATTATTTAAGATTATTTAAGGAGAATAAAGATTATGTCAAGACGTTCACTAAAAGACCTAAAAGCACAATTAGCTAAGACCTCTTCCGAAAATTCCAACCGCGATAGCAGCGGATTTTACTACCCCTTCTGGAATCTACCGTTCGACGGTAGTGTTAGAATCCGAATCGTAGAAGATTCAGATCAAGACAACCCATTTGTAGTTTACAAAGAATACTATGAACATACCATTAATATGGGTGATAAAAAACTTCGTATTCCTTGCCCGAAGAATAACGGAAAAAATACGCCGTGTCCACTATGCGAAGTTTCAGCTAAACTTTATAAAGCTGGTAACAAAGATCAAGGTAAGTATTATTACCGAGAGGCTTTTGTACTTCTAAGGGGCGTAGTTATTGAGGATGGGCTGAATTATGAAGACGGTGCAGAATCTTCTGTCGGAAAAACCCGCCCATTTAAACTCACCTACCAATTAGCAAACAAGCTAAAGGCTGAAATGGGTAAACTGGATGACGATGAAACGTTTTGGGATTTGGATGAAGGTCTAGATTTTGAGATTGTTAAATCTAAGCACCAAGTTGGAGAAAAGGAATATGGTAAGTACGACCTATCTTCTGGGTTTGTGAGAAGAACTACTTCGGTTCCAGATGAATACCGAGAAGGTGTTACCGATGAACCATTATCGGCTCTTATTCCAGAAATCCCATCATATGATGAAGTAGAAGAATTGTTCCAGAAGCATCGCCGCTCTCTTAACGGTTCAGATGATGCATCAGATGACGATGATGTTGAAACTCAAGAATCTGAAGATGATTTGATGGCCAAGTTAAACCGCAATCGCGGCGCAGAAAAAGCTGAAAAGCCCAAGACTGCCACAAGCAAAAAAGCGACTGTGGTTGTAGACGAAGACCCACCTTTTGACCTAGATGATGACGTTACTGTTTTCGATAGCAAGGCTGACGATGACGATGACGACGATATTGATCTAACCGCTCTACTTGGCGACGATGATTGATTAACACATCTAAGCGTGGGGCGGTAATCGCCCCACGTTATTCATATAATAATAACAAAAGGAGAGTTATATGTCATTTATGAAAAAATATAAGCAGCAATTATCTAAATCTGCTGATATTTCTGTAGAATTGAAGCCCCCACATTATTATCTACACACTGGTAGCTATTCATTGAACAAGCTAATGTCGGGGCGGTTTGAAGGTGGCACACCACAGGGTAGGCTAGTCTGTCTTGCTGGGCATTCAAGTTCAGGTAAGAGTTTAGTAGCTGCAAGTCTAGTTGCAGAAGTAATTAAAGAGGGTGGTTTTGCTTTAATTATTGACACCGAAGAGGCACTAGATGAAGCATATATGCAACGATGCGGAGTGGATACTGAAAGTGACAATTACCTTAGAGTTGGTGTTGCAACTATCCCTAAGTGCAGCAAAGTTGTAAACGACTTTATAAAGGATTACAAAGAGAGCGGTGAAACTCAACGGGCCATTATTTGTGTAGATTCTCTTGATAACCTATTAACAGAAAGCGAACAGAATAATGTTGATAGTAAAGGCGAAATGGGTGGCGACCAAGGGCAACGGGCAAAGCAAATTAAGGCGATGCTAAAGCCGTGGACACATTCTATCAGTTCACTACCAGTTACTATCGTATGCACTAAGCAAGTTTATCAAGAGCAGGATAAAATTAAGGCCATGTCCGAACCTTGGGTTATTACTGCATCCACAGAATTTGCTTTTTCCCAGATCATTGTGTTTGAAAAGCTTGGTTTCAAAGATAAGGCCAGTAATGAACATAAAGGTTTTACCCTAAAGGCTAGAAGCTACAAAAATAGACTAGCTAAAGAAAAGCAAGTTGTTAAAGTTGAAGTCCCGTTCGATAAGGGTCTTGAGCCATACGCAGGCATTCTTGAAATTGCTGAACAATATGGCGTTGTATCACGAAGCGGTGCTTGGTACACATTCAACGAGGAAAAGTTCCAGCGCAAGAAGGCCGAAGCTGATACACAATTTATGCATAAGATATTAGAGGCAGTTATCGCCATAGACGATGAAAGCCGAGAGGTATATGCTAACCTAGAAGAGTATGTAACTGAAACTGAAAAGGGTGAAACCCCCGCCGAAAAGCGTAAACGGGTAGCATTGGAGCGAGCCGGGTCCGACGAAGATGCCGACGAAGAATAGGTCAATAATCGACAAATTATCGTTAAAGGAAAAACTGGATAGAAAAATATTAAACGCATACAAGAAAGTATTAGACCCCGCATTTCTAATCATTTACGGGGTCTCTTACGCTGATATTGATTGGAACAGAATAATACGCCTATCTAATAACAGTAACTTTATAATTGTATCTGGAACATCCATAATTCCAAAAGGCACATTAGTTCATGGCAATAAAACTGATAGAGATATCACAATAAACCAAAGTTTTACGATACCTTGGGAATTGTTAGATAATGGGGCATCGCCCAATTTGTTAGCTAAGTCTGCTTCTGATATTAAAGTTTTTAGCGAGATAGCCGATGTTATGGACTTTAATGAGTTGATGCGAAGCCCAGACTTTACTTACGATGATATAAAGCTATTTCTGCCAGATTATGATAAAATAGAACAAGGCAAGACACCCGATATCCCTATCATGTCTACATATAATAAAATAGACCCGATAGATATACTTATCGGTCAAGTCCGGGCCACAATTTTAGAGAGCGATGATAAATGAAAGATTTACAAGCCATTAGAGACGCATTACATAAATTGCGTCCCAAGACTATAGATGACTTGGATGAGGACACTGATACTCTACGGGCTAAGAATCTAAGTGAAATCTTATCGGAATACGATAAGATTTCAAAACTTGCCAAAGATTTAATACCACTTAAAGGAAAAACGTTACACGAGGCGTTGTCTAATCAAGCATCTGAATTTTATTTTTTCAGATTGTGTAGTGGTAACTTAAAGGCAATGTTAGATTATCATGAGGCATTGTTGCGTCATATTAAAGCTGTTGCGTATCGGGATATTGAGAATCGAACGTCTAAAGCTCACAATGATAGGGCTATACAAACTCTAATAGAAGAGAGTGATATAGTTTTTAATGTAATGCGCGATATTGTACTTATCAAAGCTATGTGTGATAGATTTGGAGGTATTATTGAATCTTATAACCAAAGGGGATACTCTTTAAACAATATAACCAAAGCACTTGAAATAGCCATGATGGAAACTTTACTATAAATGAAAAATGCTGTTGTACACATTCTCGATGAAGTAAATGTTAAAGTTACTGGCTTATCTTCTGCCGACTTTAAATCGTTGGTTGATATGTTCGCTGTTTATGCTAAAGGTTTCCGCTTTCAGATAAAGTATAAGCTTGGCCATTGGGATGGAAAGATACATTTTTTCAAAATGGACGTTTCAGGAATGGGTGCAACTAGCTATGTGAAACTATTACCGGAAATTTTAAACTTTATCAAAAGTAGGGACTATTCAATTAAGTTAGTTGATAAGCGTGAAAAAATAGATTTGCATGTTCCACCAATCAAAGCAAACTATTTCGCTGCTAGAGGATTCACTAACGATAATGGCGACCCCTTATTTCTGGGAGAGCATCAGGTTCGCGGCATTAATGCATTAACGTCATCATCTGGCGGAATTTTTGAGGGCGGCACTGGGGCAGGAAAGACAATCATGACTGCCGCACTGTGTCAGCTATACGAAGATCATTTAAATTTCAAATGCATAGTCATTGTGCCAACATCCGATCTAATTAATCAAACTTATTTAGATATGATTAAGCACGGTGTTGATTGCGGACGATACAGTGGCGATAACAAAGATATAAATCATGTCCATATAGTTAGTACATGGCAAGCATTGCAGAATAACAAAAGTATTATATCATTGTTCCAAGTTGTCATTGTAGATGAATGTCATGGAGTCACTGGCGCTACGCTTCAGGAAATATTAAATCAGTATGGGTCTAAATGTTTTGTTAGATTGGGGCTGACTGGCACTTTACCGGAAGAAGAAATTGATAGAATGGCTGTAAACGTCACACTGGGTGACGTTGTTGAAAAGGTAGAAGCTCATGAACTAATAGCTAGTGGGTGGCTAGCAGAACTTAAACTGTATCAATATACATTGATCGAAGATGTTCGACCGGAATACACCGAATTTTGTCAAAAGAACCCAGATTTGGCTGCTACTATGACATATGCCGACTTTAAAAAACAAGCATTCCCAGATTTCAATTCAGAGAAAAAATATCTTCAGAAAAAACCAGAGAGATTGTTGTTTTTGTCTAAGATAATAAGTGCCCCAGAAGGTAATAAATTAGTATTAGTACCTAATGTAGAATTTGGAAAACGGTTGTCTAAGCTTATACCGGGATCGGTGTTTTTTCACGGTAAGGATTCTAATGCAGTTAGAAAACATCTATACGATTCATTTAGTGTAGAGGACAATATTGTAGCCATAACGACTTTCCAATTGGCATCCACGGGGTTAAACATAAAGAGAATATTTAACCTGTTTTTGGTTGATGGTGGTAAGAGTTATGTGCAAATTATCCAAAGTATTGGCAGGGGGTTACGCAAAGCCTCTGATAAAACAAAAATAAGGGTTTACGATATTCACAGCGATTTCAAATACTCCAAAAGTCATGCCAGCACTAGAAGGAAGCATTATAAATTAAAGCAATATGCGTTCAAACAAAAAAGTGTCGATTATTTAGGAATAGGTAGTTGAAGTTATTCATCCCGTGTAATATGTGCAACGTTAATGTAGGTACGTCGCCATTTTTATGCGAGGATACTAAAGAGGTTTGCAACTGTTGCTTAGAATGTAGGAATAATTGTTCATGGGAAAGGTATTGGGAACTGGATTCAATACTTGACAATTTACAGTGTGACAAACAGATAATAGATATACATCGAAGAAATAAAAAAGGAGATTATAATGGTAATATCGGATGAGAATTCATACCCGATTTTGATTGATAGCATTGATATGGGTACACTTACAGAATATTTCTGGGTACTCCAATTATCAATGGAAGGTGAAATGGATTTCACTTTAAATAAATTAAAAATGTTTGAGGAACAAACAACCCCAACACTAGAATTTCTTATTGGGGGATATTTGGTTGAAGCACCAACTAACTGGAATATTCTGGTATACTCAGAAGAGACCGGGCAGTTGGATGTTGCTGAAATATCAGATTTAACTAGATCAAAGTTTACGGCTGTGGTATACTTACACAAGACTGGAAAAGTACTACCGGGACCAGTAAGCGTGATAGATTATCACCGCGAAGCTCGTGTGCGAAATCCATCACTAAATAAACATACCATGTTATGCCATCATGTGGGGCCTGAAGCGTGGATATGCATCGCACCCACAGACAATTACAATAAGTATCTAAAGGATGCGGTTGTTGGTGATTTAATGTCATGAATAGGAACTATTATGAGTAAGAAAAGAACAAGGGCCTCTAAGAAGTTAAGCATTTCTGAATTAAAGGCATATATCGAAGGTGCTGTAGAACTTAACCCTGATGATTGGGCACCTAGCCCGGAGCAATGGTCGAATATTGTAGAAATGATAATGAACGTTAAAGAAAACGTTATCGTTCAGACTGTTTCTACATCAGCAAGTGACGCGGATTTCGGTAGGGGCTATGCACAGGAAGATAGGGCCGAAACTAGGGTTGCCGCCCCGCAGGTTGCACCAAGCCATATCACTATGGACGCATCGCAGGACAATCAGCGCACTAGACCGATGCCCCCATCTATTGATGCTTCCCAAAATCCAACAACTCGCCCACGTATGGAAAGGGTGGGGTCACAAATGAGTCATGACCCTACAACTGGAACAATTTCGTCTGGTTTGAAATTTAGAACTCCAACTATAGATACTTCTGATAAGCCTTATAGTTCAGGGTATGAATGATATTAATAAATTTAAGGTCGTTCTTAGTGGCCGTATAGTTTGTGCTGACGGTGATTCCATTGCCGAAATGCCTTATATTTATTCTAGAATTTTAAATGAACAAAGTTTGGAAAACATTTATGTCTCACGGCAAGATTTCCAAACTGATGAGGTCCAATATCATAACACTAAATTTCCTTTAGAAAAAATATGTTCCAAAAATCGTGTTAGAGAACTTTCAACTGAGTGGGATATACCGGAACGATTTAAATCATTGGATGTGGTTGACTATATCAAACAACATCTTAAGCGTGAATTTTCAGATAATACGTTTACTGATGATGATAAACAGGCTAGGATTGATAGAGTAACCGAAGAATTTAAGTTTTGGAAAAAAAGAAATCTATTAGATATGTTACGTACTCTAATTTACATCGTAAATACCTTTGAAGAAAATGATATAGTTTGGGGTACTGGGCGAGGAAGTTCATGCGCCTCATATATTTTATACTTAATTGGGCTACATCAGGTAGATAGTGTTTTGTATGAAATTGATATCGGTGAATTTTTCAGATAAAGATTGATATAAATAAAGTTAATGTTATCAATGAGGTATTAAATGGCTAAGAAAGGTGTAAGAAGTATTCGCGGTGAAGTAGTAGACTTCGATTTGCTAAAGGTTAAGCAACAAATCGAAGACAGAAAGAAGCCAGATAGCGTTGAACTTCGTGAAAAGTATATTGACATTAGACGTAGACGTAATCCTAGACGCAATGTTTCGGATTTGGTTAATGAACAACGTCAGAACGAGCAAGATGCTAGAGACCGTATACGAAAAAGCAAAGAAGCTAAAGAACTAGCTATTAAGAATTTAGAAAATTTTGATGGGGAAGATGATGTAACTGTTGTTAGGGAAGAGCCTGTATCCGCAGTTATGCCAAGTGAGCCTAAACGGTCTACACGAAAAGTTGTAAAACGTTCTAAAACAGAAGATTAAAAAGGAGTTTGTATGAGTGAAATTATTTGTGATGTTGAGCCAGTCAACAATCAAATAGTCTTTAGATTTATAGAAGATACCACACAAGGTAAATTTAACCAGCAATCCTCTGGTGGTATTTTAGTAGTTGTTAAGGCCGATAAGCAATTGGAAGATGCCCGATGGGTTAGAGTCTTAGCTATTGGCCCAGAAGCTGATGTTGATTTTGGTGTTGGTGATGTTGTGCTTATTCAAAATTTACGATGGACTAATATGTTCAGTTTTGAAGATAGAGAGTTCTGGATTACAACCGACAATGAAGTTTTAGCGGTTCTACCAGATGAGAGCAACCCACCGGGAGAAATTAAAAACTTCCTCTGATAAATAATCAGATGAGAAGTTATATATTCCCCACTTTAGTAATGATAACTGCACTGGCGTTAGCCGCTGGTGCAGCATTATTCACCGTAATAGGTTTCAGAGAATTATTCCAACCAACATGGAATATAACATTGATGGCGGCTACAATTGAATTAGCTAAAATTGTTGCTGTGTCGGTATTGTACCAATTTAAACATATACTTGGGTGGTTTTCCAAAGTGTTTCTAACTATTCTTGTTTTAGGTGCAATGGC